AAAGCACCTGGCATTCCTGAATGCATTCGGCATCTCTCCTATTGAATGTTCTATTGTTGAGGATCCCGCGTGGGCCCCTGCCTTGTCTGACACCGTGTTCGAAGTAGATGATACAGTTCGACCATGGGATAAGGACAAGACAGAACCAGATGTAAAGAAAACGATTAAGGATCATCCTTCGTCTTCGTCTCACAATTCAATCTTCGATAATTTCCCGACTAAGTGGTGATCCTATGTTTAAGATAAATTCAACAGCGAGGTTGAAAGCCTCAGAACAAGTGAGAGCGGCATCACCAAAGTCGAAGAAGGAATTGGACCTGGTAATGAAATCTCTGACGACAGTGCTCGGCAATAGTTACAAGTCAGAGAAACACGATGGGTTGGAAGATGTATACTGGGAATTCGACGAGAAGAACTCCCGTGGCGGTGGAGATCACGTGCTGTTCTCCATTATGTATAACCCTTCCACGGATGCCATGAGCTTTGAATTTGCCGGAGAGGATATCGACTACACCTCGAAGCCGTGCAGGGGTGCAGGGGAACTTCTGCAAGGCCTGCACTTCTGGGCGCGCAGTAAGCACTCCAGTAGTAAGACGGAACTATCGGTTCTATCTAAGTTGTCGCGAGTAGTAGCAGAGCGTTGATTGAAGTTTAAGAACCCCACCATGTTTTCGGACGCGGTGGGGTTTTTCTTGCTCAGATCCCGTCCAAAATTCCAAGGTTGCTCAACCCGTAATTTGATAGTAAGCAAGAATTGAACGGTGGCGCCACCACTCCATTCTAGCTTTCACAACCTACAAGGAGCGCATAAATGGCGATCAACACGAAGAAGAAACGTGTGCTGGCTGCGGAAAGCAAGGATTTCCCGCAGGCAACGACGCACTTCGAAAATGATACCACGAAGCCTGTTGAGGAATCTGGCCAATCGGTTAAGAACCAGCAGGAATGGAATGACATTCTGATTGATCCGGATGACGAAAACTACGGCAACACTCACTTCCGCAACGAAGCGAAGAAGCCGGATGATAAGTCGAAGGGTAACAACCCGACTACCGCTGCTGCAGAACCTCGTCCGAAAACCAAAGCTACTACACAGGCTTCGAAGAAGATTGAAGCTCTGTTGGCTAAGGCTTCTGGTGGTTCAGCTAGTCGTCTTACTGCCGCTCCGGATGAATTCGGTGCTGCTGAATATACGCAGGATCTTAGCGGTGAAGATCCGAATGCTACATTCAAGTCTGGTGACGTGAACTCGGGTACTGGTACCAAAGCTAAGGCTGTGGCCAAGAAGAAGGTCAAGGCTGAACGCGAAGATCCGGAACACGACGAAGAAGTGGAAATCGATGCAGGCGAAGATGGTTCGCAGGCAACTACCCATTTCCCGAATGGTGACGACGAAGATCCTACTGATGGTTATCTAACCGTTGGTGAACTCGAAGAGCTGGATGCAGAAGATCCGGAGTTCGAGGACGAGGATGAAGAAGTGGATGCAGATGCACTTGAAGAGCCTGCCGGTCAAACTCCGCAACAATCGTTGCTGGATGTTACCGATGAGCATGACGAAGTGGATGCTGATTTCACTGAATTCGACCACGCTGAAGACGAGGAGCATGAAGAAGGCGAACCGGAAGAAGTGGAAGACGAAGCACTTGAAGACGAAGGTCCCGCATTGGCATCAGCTGATGAGATGGATGTGGTTGATGTTGATGGTGCAGATGACGAAGGTGACAACTGCGCTTTTGCTTCTAATGGGCTGACTCTTCAGGTCATTAAGGGCAACCGCATTATCGCCTACATGGGTAAGAAAGTTGCTACCAAAGCTGGTGTCGCCGATGAGTATTTGTCGGATGAATTCCAGGACGCAACGATGGCAGAGATGTCAAAGCATGGTTTGCGTGCAGGCTTGGGCAAGCAAGGTTTCGTTATGGCGAAGGTTAACGTCTCGCGTAATGAAGTCCTGAATCGCCGTGTTGCTGCCAAAGCTAAACAGGTTACTGCTGCAGTTCGTCGTAATCAGGCTAACTCCAACGAAGCCCTTGGTCAATGCCTGGCTATCGCTGCTGTTGGTATCAACCGTCAGTATTTCAAGGATACACGCAATGAGTTGCGTGCAGCTTTGGAAGAAGAACTGGAAGCCGCTGGTGTACGTCAAGCAGGTCGTCTGGTTCGCCGTGTGTTTGCTTCGAAAGGTATTGACTATGCAAAGTCGATCCTGACTCTGGCTAACAAGCTGGTGAACATGCCGGAAGAAACGCGTAATGCATTTGCTTCGGCACTGGATATGACCACGGGTGAACTGGAAGAAGACGAAGAGTTTGGTGATGTTTCTTCGCCGGACTTCCAGGAAGAGGAAGTTTCGGAAGACGAAGGCGACGACGGTGATTTTGTCGATACCTTCGAGGAAGAAGATGAAGCTCCGGAAACTCTTCACGCTGCTTTGGTGAATCCGCTGCGTCCGCAACGTAAGACCAAGGTGAATGCTGGTACGTATTCGCCGACGGCTCAAGCGATCCTCAGTGGAACATGGCGCTCGTAATTCACGGTTTGTAATTTGATGGTAAGCGGGGTGAGTCGCGTAAAGAACGATTCACCTCACTATAAGGATTCTTAGGAAAGAAATTAAGGAGAAGTTTAGATGATCTCTCGTCCCCTGACTCGCATCGTTAACTCGATCGAAATGGCTGTTTTGAGCACGCCGCAGGTGCCGTATCCTTCGTTCGCAGAAGGTATGGCTCTGGTGCGTACCGCCGGTGTCACGTCTGCAGGTGTTTCGCCTTCGACTGGTACCGCTACCGATGTATTTGCTGGCTTTGCTTTTGCTGGTACTTCGGCTTACCCGTTCCAAGAGAACTACACCAATAGCGTTGAAACGTACGTGGTTGCAGGGGGTCAGATTTCCCTGAACTTCGTTCCGGTCGGCTCTGGTACGGCACAAGTTCAGTTGTTCATTTTCGACAACACGACCAATACTCCGGTTACTCTGACTGGTGCAACCCAAACGACCGCGGGCTCGACCACGGTTACGGGTCTGACGACCGGTGACACGGTTACGGCAACCTACAAGTTCGCGACTTCGATTATCCAGGAAGTTTCGATTGTTGGTAACGTTCAACCTGGTGGTTACTCGGGTGCTTTGGTTGGTCAAATCGGTGTTATCACTCGTGGTGTTGTTTACACGGACCAATTCGACGCTTCGCAGAATTGGGCAGCTGCTTCGGCAGGCGCTGCAACACAAATCATCCTGGGCGCTAATGGTCAACTGACCCTTGGTACTCCGGTTGGTGGTGGCGGTGCCGCACTCGCTGGTACGTTGTTCCCGGGATTCGTTGTTGCAGCCCCGAATGAATACTACCCGTTCCTGGCTGTTGAGTTCTCGGCTAACGCCTAAGCCCAACACTGACATTAGCAAAGAATAAGGAGTTTTCAAATGGTCCGTCAAAAGGTTAAGGTGCGCGCTTCCAAGACGCCAATGGTTGCAGCTACCGAATACAAAGATGGTTCTTCGAGTGAACGTATGGTTGGCCGTAATGGCGAACTGAATGCGTCGAGCAAGAAGGATCTGTTTAGTCGCCAGGCAGCGTTTATTGCTGCTGCCTCGCAAGGCAAGATCGTTGCGAATGAAGTGTTCGCATCGGCAGAGAAGTTCCAAGACGTTCGTAAAGAACTGGTTCAAGCAGCGTTCAACGACAAGGAAGCTTATCGCGTCCTCGGCGAACGTATGGCTGACAGCCTGTACCAAACCTGTAACCGTCAAGGTTTTGCACGTAAGTACCTGACGAAGATTACGGTTGAGCAAGGTTCGATTCCGCGCTTCCCGGTTCGTCTGAAGAACGTCACGGCATCGTACTCGACGTCGCCGACGCAAATCCAGTCGCAAATCACGCTGGACAAATGGTTGACCCCGCCGGAACTGCAACTGGTTTCGCGTCCGTATATTCCGCTGAATGACCTGAACCAGTCCGCTGGCGACGTTCTGCAAGAGAAGTATGTGGAAGCTACCGAAGCCATCATGGTGACGGAAGACCGTTTGTGGTATAACCTGGTGAATGCTCAGGTTGGCCTGGACAATCCGCTGCAAATCATCTCGGGTCAACTGACCCCGTACACCTTCATGCAACTGCAAGTTGCTTTGACTCGTTGGGGTCTGAAGGCACCGCACGTTCTCATCGCCACCGACATCTATCAAGACATCGTCGGTAACACGGAATTCTACACGGCAATCGACCCGGTTGCACGTCACGAACTCCTGTTGACTGGTGAGCTCGGCGTTATGTATGGTTGCACGATTACTTCGGATGCTTATCGCTTCCCGGAACACAAGGTGCTGAACCAAGGTGAACTGTTTGTGATCTCCGATGCTCTGAACCACGGCGCCTACTCGGATCGTGGTGGCCTGCAGTCGCAGCCGATCGATATCGCAGTCGAACGCGTTCCTGGTCGTGGCTGGGTCCTGTACGAGTCGCTGGCTATGGCCGTGGCTAACTCGACTTCGGTTTCGAAGGGCATCCGCGTCTAATGACGGCAGGTGGTGGTTGTTTCAAAAGGAGCAACCACCCAGAAATCTAAGGAGAGTAGTATGCAACGTTATAATCGCTCGTTGGATTTTATCCTGTCCGCAGCTGTGAAGCTGCATCAGGGTAAGCCAGTGTTGGCAGCAAAGCTGCTTACCAAAGCAACCAAGGAACCGTCGTTCGCACATGCAGTTCGTATTCTGGAAGCATCGTGTGAAGCTGGTTACCAAGCTCAAGCAAAAGTGATCGAAGCTAAGATGAAAGTCAAGGCTGCTGAGGAAGCAGAAGACGCAGACCTGGAAGGTCTGGTCGGTGACCTCGATGATCTGGGTGCAGAAGAAGCTGAAGGTGGTGAGCCGGAAGGCGAACCTGAAGAAGTCGAAGACGAAGCAATTGGTGAAGAAGAAACAGAAGATGAAGGTCCTCTGGCTGCTTCGGCAAAGTTCGAACGTCTGCTGGCCTCGATGACCAAACCCAAGGCTGTTGCCAAGAAGAAGTAAGTGTAGTAGATTTACATTAGAAGTTGATCCTGAAAAGGCCTGTGTGGCGATAGTGCCGCCAGGCCTTTCCTTTTGTTTGCTAGCATATTTATTTGGATAAATTCAAGTCCATGTAAACCGCCGTGGGCTTTTTCCTTATGGGGCATTGTATGTCGCAGACAAAGATCATCCCTATTGATGAAATGGTCCGCGCAGGGTTTCAGGAGAGATTTCAACAGGTCTTCAACTGCAAGTGTGCATTCATCAATCAGAACGACAAGACAAAGATCCTGGATCGTATCTTCGCACAGGGTGAAGACTTAACATACCCTTATGCATGGTTTACTATCCAGTCAGTATCAGCAAACAATGATAGCTAC